GAAAGACTATGTAGAAGTAATCGCACCCATGATAATGGAGGCGGCTATGAGCCCGCTAACCGGCGTTTTAAACCTGGGCACCGAACGGAAAACACTTTACGACTATGCCTCAAAACTAAACAACGTCAAAGGGGTGAGGCTCGGTAACAGCTCGTTTACAACACCCTACGACACGTCATTCAACCTGCAAAAGTGGATGGACTATAAGTCTAACAAGCCACTGGCGAAACCGCACACTAATTGCAGGGTATGCGGATCCGACAAACTAACTAAATACCTGGACCTGGGATTGATGCCACTAGCCAATAATCTGGAGTTTACATCTATCAGGGCAAAACAGGCTGATAGGTTTCCACTTCAGATACTTTTCTGTGAATCGTGTGGCCTTTCTCAATTGTCGGTAGTGATAGACCCCGAAAAGATGTATTCGTATTACACTTACCGGTCAGGGGTTAACGCACCGTATGAAGAACACTGTAAAAAAATGTCTTATGATCTTCAATGCAAATACGGTTGGGCAACTTTCCATATTGATATAGCCGGGAATGATGGAACGCTATTGAAACAGTTTTCAAGGCGTATGGTACAAGAATATGGACAGGCATATAAATGTTTAAACGTTGATCCAGCCTCAAACCTAACTGCCATATCAGAGGCTAACGGTATCCCTGCTTTAAATGCTTTCTGGTCATCTAACATAACGGGAGATATAATTTACAAATATGGCTTTGCTGATCTAATAACCGCGACTAATGTCTTCGCCCACGTTGATAGTGTAGTGGATTTTCTAAGCACTTGTTTCTTCATGCTTACCGATCAGGGCATTTTAATAATAGAATGTCCTTATATCGTAGATTTTATTGAGAATCAGGAATGGGATACCACATATTTTGAGCATCTCAGCTACATGAGCATCATGCCTATGCATAAGATTTGTTCAACACTGGGCCTGAAGATAATAGATGTAGAAAAACAAGCTATCCACGGTGGCACAATAAGGGTAACGATAGCAAAGGATTCTAGCGATCACCAAGTACTGCCATCAGTAATTCAATTCTTAGACAATGAGTTTCAATCGAGGTTCAATGATATTTCAGTATACAAAACCTGGACCGACCAGGTAAAGCAAACCATTAAACAGTTCAGTTTTGAGGTTCTAAAGCTAAAGAAAGCAGGTAATAAGATAGCCTGTTTCGCCGCATCAGCTAAGGGCAACACACTCCTAAACGCCTGTAATCTATCGACAGATATCATTGATTATATCGTTGACCAAACACCTGAAAAGATCGGGAAGTATTCACCGGGCACCGGGATACCGATAGTTAACATCACAGAACTATCAAAAAACCCTCCTGACTACGTTATTATCCTAGCCTGGAATTTCTCGGAAGTCATTATACCAAAGATCAAAAAGGAATGTAACGCTAAAATAATTACACCAATCCCTGAATTTACAATACTATGAAACGCTACCTACAATTCTTCGCCGTCATCCTGCTATTCGCTGGCGGATGTATATTCATGAGCTTAAACGGTAAGCCACATGCCTACTATCTAATCTCAATTTTGTTCTTTATTGCTTGCGGATGGTATGCCAGATACACTAAATTCATGCAGCCATGAGGGATTTTATATTTTTATCAATTGGTTATTTTTTTGGTGTGTTAATAGGGCTTTTGGTGGGGACTAATGGTTTTAAAAACCGCTCAAAGGCTCGGAAAATACGGACGGAGACCAAAATTAGTTAACTCAAGTAAATGGATTTAGTCTACCCACTTGGTACCGGATCTTACTGGAATAACAACGAGCTACGCTTTTCCCTACGCTCAGTTGAAAAGCACCTTTCTAACGTAAACAAGGTTTGGATAATAGGCATAGCCCCAGATTGGCTGCAAAACGTTAATCACATCCCATACACCGACCACGTAGGCAAAGCCCCCGACTACAACATGATGAAGAAACTCCGTCGCGCCTGTCAGGAGGTGGAACTATCCGAAGATTTCTTGTACATGAATGATGACCATTACCTACTATCAGACTTCGACGCTAACGCCTTTCCAAGCTATTACCACGGTACCATTGAACAATACCTAAAAGGCCGAGGCCTGGACGGTTACGGTAAGCGCTGCCGCAATACTTTAAAGTCACTAAATGGAAATCCCACAAATTATTACGACATTCACTATCCAATTCAATTAAATAAAAAGGCATTCAGAGAACTAGTAGTCGACGCAGTTGATTGGAACGTACCACACGCCTATATTATTAAATCCTTGTATGCCAATAAATTGCAAATTGAATCAGTAGAGGCATTAGATTACAAAACCAATTCAATACCTCCACCTGAAGCAAAAGTATTTTCTAGTTACCCTCACATGAAAGACGCCGTTAAACTATATTTGAACGAGCAGTTTCCAACACAGTCTAAATACGAAAGAGTAGGAATGTAATATGCCAGGAGGTAGACCACCAATTTGGGACGATCCAGAAGCATTCGAAAAGAAAGTTGATGAATACTTTGCTACACAAGAAAACCCAACATGGTCAGGGCTAGCGCTTTACATGGGATTTGAAAGCCGCAAAAGCCTACATGAATACGGCACAAAAGAACAGTTTAGTTACCCCGTAAAAAAAGCCCTCATCAGAATTGAACAAATGTATGAGCAGAATCTAGTAAAACAGAATGCCGCCGGTTCAATATTCGCCCTTAAAAACTTCGGATGGAAAGACTCCCAAGAAATCAAACACGACATCCCGCGTAAATTCTTTACCATTGATCCCCTAGATGATTCAGCCGACAACAGCCCTAAAGAAGATAGCCCGTCTTAAAAAAAGAATATGGGTTATTCAAGGGGGCCAGGGCGCAGGTAAAACATTCGCTATCATCCTGTTTTTAATCAATCACGCTCAAAACTGCGCTAACAAAGAAATCCTCATAGCCTCAAAAGAGCTATCTAAAATGAGGATAACAGTAATAAAAGATTTTGTTAAGATCCTCAGGGAATTAGGTTTCTATGATTACGTTTCAGTAGCCGATACCATGTTCAGGTTTCAAAATGGATCCTTCATTAAGTTCATAGGCCTGGATAAAGAGGACATAGGCAAGGGACTTCGATGCGATGTTGTATTTGTTAACGAGGCCAACAAAGTTCCTTTCGATACCTACCGGGAATTGACATCACGGGCCAAACGTCAGATAATAGACTTCAATCCTAACGATGAGTTCTGGGCGCATACAGAACTACTAAAGCGCGATGATGCTGAATTGCTTTGCCTAACCTACCTGGACAACGAGTTTCTTTCAGTAGAAGAAAAGCAGGAGATCGAACGGTACCGGGAACGGGCATACCACGATTACACCTTATCAAATCCAGAGATACCGCATAACATTAAATCCAAGTATTGGCTTAACAAGTGGCACGTTTACGGGCTGGGCATAATAGGTACCAATCCTAACCGTATATTCTTCTGGGATGAGATATCCGACGAAAGGTACCACGGCATAACGGCTACTAAATACTATGGCGTAGATTGGGGAACGGTAGATCCTTTTGGGATAGTGGAGGCTAAATATTACGATGGTGGGCTATACCTTCATGAGTTAAACTACCTTTCAGAGAATCAAATAAAGGAAAGCCTTACACCTGCCGAGCTTCAAAGAATACATAACCCGCAGGACGAAGAGAATCAGACGCTGGTTAAATGGGTATTCAGCAAGCTGGGAGTTTCTAAAAAGTCCTATATCATTTGTGATACCAATAGGCCTATGAAGATATTAGCCCTGCATCAGGCCGGATATGATTATTCAGTTGAGGCACCCAAACCGCCGGGATCTATCATTGACGGTATCGATCTGGTATCAGGACTAAGAGTTTACTATACATCCTCATCAAAGAACCTGAAAGCGGAACAGGAAAACTATTCGCGGATTGTGGACCGGTATGGAATAGTACTTGAGGAACCTGAAGACAGGAATAATCACCTATGCGACCCGGTGAGATATATTGCTTTATTCCTTGAATTAATGGGCATTATCAAGAGATAGTTTGCAAATAACTGTAAAACATACCTATAACAATTTAAATACCTTGCAAGGGTGAACGATTTTTTTTTACCATTTGGAAACCTTTGGTCGCTATTCCGCTCTAAGGCTAAGGGCGTATATCGTTTCGGATATGATGTAATTAACGCCTCCACACAGTTTAATCAATTCGCTAACGACCATCAAAAGTTAGCTATGGTCCTTTCGAATCCTGCGGTCATGAAAGTGTTTTCGTTGCAGTGTGATTTGTTTTCGATGGGAAAGGTTACCGTGGAGAAGTCCATAGGAAAGAAAGTAAAGGTTATCGAAGATGATCCTTTCCTTGAATTAATCCGCAACCCCAATCCATTCACCTCCACCGAATCGCAGTTCCTTTGGGATTTCATGTTCTGGAATATGATGGGCACAAGCTACTGTTATGTTGATTCCAAAGACGTAACAAAGCCACTTAACAAAATGTATTTCCTTGATCCCGGCAAGATCGTGTGGCCGAAAGACTTTGAGACGAAAAAAGATAAGCTGGTATTTTCAGAGGCCGAGGTAAAGAATATTCTAAAGACCACCATCACATATAAATATCATGACGGGACTACATTTAATTTCCCGCTGGATAGATTGATAATGTGCCACGACCTCACCAACAGTTCAGGTAATTTTTACAAAGGTCCATCACGATTAGACGCACTAACAAAGATCATTTCAAATTCAGAATATACTTTAGATGCGGATAACATTAACATCCGTTATAGCGGTAAGTTTCTGGTAGGATCCGACAAAGCAGTCGGTACAAGTATAAAGGTTGGGATGTCCACCGAAGAAAAGGAGGATATTGCTAACAAGATAGACACCGACACTAAGTCAGTATGGCCTTTGCAGTCCATGGTTAATATTCAAAGGTTTGTGTCGGATATGGCTAACCTCCAATTGTCAGAGAAATACCTACACCTTTATTTTGTAGTCGGTAATATGTACGGCATACCGCGTGATGTATTGGAGGCCTACAATTCAGCAAC